TGCTTCACTAGCAAACGTCTTTAAATTGTTAAACAGCAAGTCATCCTCTTGCACACCCTCTGGCATTTGGTAGCCATCTTTGGGCGCACCCGTAAACCCTCCGAACTTCTTTTCTAGTTCGTTGTACGCTCTCGCTTGTTCCGACACGCTGGTATATCGAGAGTTCTGATACCAATCAGGGACTTCACCGTTACCCTTAACGCCCTCTGAAAGAAAATACTCACCTTCCGCGAGAACCGTCTGATCCGATGTATCCAACAGACTTTCCTGCTGCGCTTCCTCAGTTGCTTGCTCGACTGCTTCTTCTGCCATGCTTAACTCCACGGTAGTTCAATAATCTGTCTGCTCTTGGGTGGCCTCTGGTATTTCAGATTAATCTCTGTTAACCGCCTCCCCCCGTTAATCATTGATAGTTCATTCACATCAATCCATGCCCGGTGCTGCTTATTGCCTTCCTTGTCGTTCTGATAACACCGAAACGCTTTAAACTTCGCCAAATATTCGTAGTAAACAAAGCCATACTGCTTGCCCAGTGATTGCAGCCAATCCATCTTTAAACCAATCTTTTCTAACTTTGCCTGATCGCCTTTCTCAATCTGTACTTTGATCTTTTTTGCTCTGGGCTTTTTCTCTGTCATAAGATTGCTGCCTGACTGATTTGATTTGCTATGTACTTAACCACTCCACCCTCGCCATTGTGATAAGCCGCCTCATACTCGATGTTCTGACTGCCAAGGCTAGTGTTGTTTTCCCAGACAAACCGGGTTGTTAAATCTTGCAACACCCGCTCACCATCTGTCCCCTCAAAGACTCGATGATATGCTTGCGCTAATTCGGCTTGCTCCCTGCGCTTTTCAGCATTGGCCTTCTTTGCTTCCTCTTCATCCATCAAGCCATCGAGGTTGTCCCAACTCACATCACTGGCCCACCTTGACTAACTTGCATACCCTGTTGCGCTGCCTCTGCACCCGCTTGAATGATTTGCGCTTGCTCACTATCAGACCTTACCAACTCAGCCGGGACACCCATCTTCTCGGCAACCCAAGGGCCGAACTGCTCTAGCTTGAAACCAATCTTTGCCTGGTCAGGGCCAGCGTTAGCCATCACAAACTGAACCGCTTGCGATACGTTAACAACATCCTGATCGTCTTGCGCCCTTGCTAGTGGCGAAGTAAATTTGATCTCAACCTCTTCACCGTTTAACACTAGCGGTTGGATAAGACCACGCCTTCCAAGTATGTAAGTCACACGCTGCAAGATTGGGATCAGCACCTCAGTCTGTAACCGACCAAACGCGGAACCAATCCGCTTTGCTAACTCCCTTGATTCAATCGCAACCTCTGTCGCTGACCTGACAGGCGCAGTTGGATCACGCAGATCATTGAACAGACTCTTCTTAATTGATGCTTGCAAGTCTTGAACTTCAAACTGCACCAGACTGAGATTAGCACCTGTATCTAGTCGCTGAATTGATGGATTAGATGAATTGTTTGAACCGACAGGTATGACAACGCCCGGACTAATCGAGATGTTATAGGGGTTAGTAACACCGTCATCCGTTGCGGTATACATACCCGCCAGATCAATAGCGGCTTTCTGTAAAACAAATTCTTTAATTTTATTGAGTGAGCGCACATCAGGTAATGATTGCAATGCGGGGCCTCGACCTCGTATCTCCCCGGAGACTTTTGAATAACGCCCGGTCACCCAGGGACTCGATGGCCCGAAGTCCTCCATCCAGCTTATGCGATCCTCCGACTTGACCCAGACGCAGCCGTAATAGGTTTTACTCTGGGGGATATACACCACGCCCTCACTGACATCAACCTCGCTATCCGGAGCAGTCTTGATCTGATCTTGTATTGATTGGCTTGGCTTGAATCCTACCCACATCCTTTCCAGATTACGCGCTTTGACTTTAAACCTACGCCAGTGTGTTTCGATTGTGCCAAACGGCCCTTCCTCAAACGCAATACCCTTCTGCGGTATAGCATTGAAAACGATCGGCATATTATCATCATCATCCTCGTCTATTCGTAACGTGCCTGTGCCGATCAATAGATCAAGTGCATGCTCATAGAACTGAGTCGCAAAGTTTGATCGGTTAATATAATCAAACGTGATCTCTGCTTGCTTCTCCAGGTTCTCGCGTATGTCCTCTTCGCTGACATCAAACTCACCAGTTTCCAATAGCATCTGAATCATGTTCGATGGTTGAAAGGTTGCCCACCGCGCCCAGATCGGAGCCACATTCTCTTGCAGCTTCGATGCGCCCTGCTGGATAGCCTCCAGTGCTGTCGAATCAAAGATGCGCTCCATCTTCTTCTGACCCGGCTTGTTATCGTTAAACAAGTTTCGGTTTGGCAAGAAGTATTCGTATGCGTCATCTAGCTGATCGCGCCACATTGCCATGCGTTCAAACGCTTTAGCTTCTCGCGTCTTGAGATCGTTTAACGTGCCTAGCTCTTTGGGTAATTCCATTATCCGATGCCTCGACCACCCGTAAACCGACTCGGTATCATAGAGGCGTAATTGTTTCTGCCGGGATTCGGGTTAAACGTTGTCTTAGCTTTCGGCCCACCTTTCGCCAGCAGCGACATATTGCCAGCCGCACCACGCTTGCCAGCCTTCTCCCGCTTTTGCTTTTCTTCCATCTCCTCATCGAGCATCGCTTGATTCGCACGTTGAGCAGCTAACTCCCTTGCGCTAGGCTCTGGTACGTCAGGTGGGTCAGGTTTTAGAAATCCCATTCTGCTTCTCCAAATATTTGTAGAGTTGATAAGGCGTAATGATGAACGGATTAGAAATGCCGAGTATTTGCTTGGTATGACCAACACAAGTATTTAGCATAAATAATCCTTTCTTACTGTCCTCTGATTCAACTCTCATTAAATAACCTTCCTCGATTATCTCATTTATTTTTGAAAGTGTATACAGTTCGACACCGATTGTGTTTCTCGCATAAATAATGAAGTGCTGACGGTATGCTTTGATGACAAAACAATGCTTAATACCTTTCTTTAGAAACGGAGACCACCAATGCTTTTGCGTATCAGTAAAGCATACATGGTAAACCTCACCACACATTGACAGCTAACTTCGCCTGGTGGACTTTAGGCCGTATCCCTGCCGACATCGTTTCCGTCCAGCCAAGAGCCAATGTCTGCAATGCATCAGCACCATGAGATGCCCAATCATGCACCGGGTTATCCCTAAAGCAATTGTGTTTAGCATCCCATTCCCGGTGGTAACTACCGAGGCAGTTCAAACCATGTTCGCATCTGTCCTCGTCAATCCATAACCGGGGAAAGAGTCTTCGGGTTGCTTGTATACCTTCAGCCTTCTTAGCTGGACGCTGAACCGTCCTAAACGTCAACCCCATATCCCTAGCGGTTTCCTTTCTGCTGCGCCCGGTTGTCAATTCCCGCACTTCAATATCATGCGGAGCCAAATGCGTCCCAAACATGACCGAGTGCTTGGTGGCGTAATTGTTTAACCACTGAATATAATGCTCCATGCCCTTGCCAGAGTTCTCATAGTAATCAATCAGCCTCAGTTCTTTACCAAATGATTGCAGCAACCAGATGCACATCGAGTCGGATATGCCCAAGTCCCACGCTGTATGCACTGGCAGACTATGTTCAATCGGGAGCTTACAAATGCGCTTCTGTTCTTTTGCAATGGCGATCTGATCAGCGAAGTATGCGCCCGGTATTAACGCTTCAAACGATCCATAATATTCTTGCTGTAGTATCGCTTCCTCAACACCTTCCTGGCGTTCTTTCTCGATGACATCCAATGAGATGACAGGCGTACCATCCTCCCGCTGCGTGTCATTAACGCTTAGATTCTCAGTGAACCACCCCTCCGCTTTCTTCGCCATGTTGAACAAGGTATACCCGTGATTCTTGCCCCTGGGCGTATAGATGAATATGGCCCAACCGTTGTTCTCTGCAAGCATGGGACGTATGTAGTTCCACGCATTAGGATCACACAAACTCCACTCTGAGAAGATCACACCCACCGGGTTACTACCCACCAATGCATCATAATTGTCAGAACCACATAGCTGCCAGGTTGAACCGTTAATCATCTCGATCTGCATTTCTTGGGTAGACGTTCTCGCCCTGACTTCCTCCGGAAATACTTGATCAAGTATCTTGCGGCCTTCACCATCAATGCCTGACCAGATAGCTCGTCTTGCTTGCGTTTGTTTGGGGAATAGATGCCAGTAATTACCCACTCGGCTAAAGGACTGTTTAGCAGTAAAGTTTAGACTCGCGGAATCCTTCCCGGCTCTTCGATGCCATACCAGGCATGCACGTTTAACGCCTTTGTCCATTGCCTCAAAGAATGGCAACTGATGTGGCCTGGGGTTCCAGTTATTCGGTATTGTTATCTGCATACTGCACTAGATTAATTTGCAGCGGCTCACCACCCTCACCCGTATGCTCCACAGCTTTTAAACGCGGCTCCGTATACTCAGCAATCCTATCCCATGCTTTGCTTGCTCTCTCCAGGTCAAGTATGTCATCAGACTTTTCAGCGATCTCATTCATGCGATGTGCGTTCTTCGCAGCCGACATGATTGGATGGAAATCCTCGCCATACATTTCCCGCAACCTCGACAACAGAAATTTCTTATTGCGATTACTGCTACCTATCGGTCTCGACATAGTTTTTTACTCTCAACTCTCTGACGATGCTAGTAATTTCAATCAGCATTTTGGTCTCAACTCGCTCAACGCATTTAAGTCACTGAATTTGTTTTTTTCATAGCCGCCTTCAGTTTGGTTCCACACTTCTTGCTGCAATATAAACTGGAGTTCTTGCTGATTTACCTCCTCACCAAAATCGTCATGAACAACAACTTTATCCAAACAAATATCCCTTGCCTCTAAGCACTTGTCCTCTCCGCCAACACCATCTCGCGAAGAACTATATGACGCATGATGAAGGGGATCATCGCTTGCGTCACTGACTTCCTTTTTGCCAAAAATTCTGTCATACCCTTCCTCAAAGTTCTTACGAGACAATGCTGTACTTGTGCGCGCATGATATCCCTTACCCCCATGCGTCCACTCCGGGAAGTGCCTTTCCTGGTCTTCTTTGCTTAAAGATGCTCTGTGATCTGTAAACCTCGGCATTTTATACACCCATAAAGATATTTATTTTACTTGTTTTAAATTATTTTTACAAAAACGCTTGCACTCCCCTTTGCATAATGTTACCTTATGTAACAGATAACACACAGGGGTAACTAAAATGCATTACACAAACATTGAACCACTAGCCGCAGACATCGCTGAACTAACTGACCAAAACGAGCATACAGGCGCAGTCATTACTTTAGCCTCTGCATTAAACGCTTCTCACTACATTAGCGAACTGTTTGACATTGATACTGCTCACAAAGCAATAGGTCACATGATGCCTTGCCTGGATAAGCGAAGAACTGAAATCAGAAACGACTTGCTAAAAATCATTGGTAGGCAAATCACATCTGCTCAGACCAAATTAATCAACTCAGCTTTTTAAACAAACCACCGCCCCCTCCGGGGGGGCATCATGTTAAACTTAAATAAAACGGGGTTAATAAAATGGAAAATCGAAAACGCAAGGAGACAGCGTGACTCCAGCCGAATTAAAAGAACACCGCGAGCTACTCGGCATGACACAACAGCAGCTTGCGAATGAGCTTGGATTTAAACGCTCTCACATAGCCCGACTTGAAAACGGCCTTTCTCCCATAATGAAACAAACAAAACTTGCAGTGCTGTATCTTAGCACCAGGACTCAAACTCCACTCGCCCAATCTCACCATCAGACCTAGCTTGTAACATCAATTTATGCTGCTCCCGGTAATGCTTCGCCACTTGCTTTTGATCTCGCTTAATCTGCCTTCCCCATTTAGTATCCAAACTTAGTTCCAACAACAATTCATATTCTTGCTCACCCATCTGGTTAACCACCCACCTTGTAAACTCATGCGGGTTTGAACCCAAGTGTCGATGACAACCAAAACAATGCGCCCAGGCGTTCCAACCGTTTAACCGAGTAGACCATTTCCCCCGCCCATGATAGTGACTGCAATGCAATCCCATCCGCTTGTCTTCTGGGTAATACTTGCCGCATCTTTCACAGCACCAGGCATTTCGTTCTCTGACACACAAACTAAACGCTTTATCTGCTGGAAATATTTTAATCGTCATCCGGCCTCCCACAATACGGGCAGCACCGGGGCGCATCCTCTGGAAAAAAATCAATCGAGAGTTTCGTCAGATCGTCAATCAATTCTTCAATGAGTTCATCTTCACTCATGCTGCCAACCCGTATATTTCTGGATCAGTTAATCTATATTTCCGACTCATTTTGTTTTGAAACATCGTTAGAAACCGGGTCATCTGTTTAACAGTCATCAAACTGGTTGCGGGGAAAAAGACTAACAACTCATCACACTGGCTCTCATAAGTTGGAAACGATTGAATCGCTTTCTCCCAAGCGGCTGCAAACACCGGGTCATCCACCACCAGAATAGGCACAGCAAAATGGTGCTTCGCCCTGCACTTGACTTCTTGTGGCGTGTATTCGCCTCCCTGGTCAGCGACCTCTTGATACCATTTATGCGCCAATCTGTTCTGCGCTTGCTTCCGATTATCGAATTTTGTGAAATATTCAAACGTCACTCGCTGATTTTCCTCACACAACTTTGAGGCGTGAGCCAAAAACTCATCGCGTGTTCGGTCATTCGTAACTGTCCAAAATTCACCCATTCATAATTGCTCTGAGATTTGCAATTTGCTCATCAATAAACTCATCAGATAATTCTTCAGACTTCTGCTCGATGTATGTTTGATGCAGAGCTTTTCGATTGCCTTTAATCAACTCTTTCATCCGAGCGATATTCGGCAAGAACTGATCCTTATCAACTGCCTCGCTTGCCGCCTCCCGGATAGCAGAGGCCGGGTACTTTTCTAATTTACTGGCCCACATTTTTTTGACGTACTTCTCATCGTCCCCTGCGTAAGCTGCCCGGTACTGGTTTTCCCAATTCAAGCGAAATAACGTGAAGATCGCGTTAATCGCATTAATCAACTCAGTGCTGAATTGATGATTTTGCCCATTCTGTGTCGGTGAAGGATTCTTCAATTGAATCAAGGTTTC